AACTCTACCTTGTTATTTTCTGTATCTCCAGGAAGAGGTATGTACAAAGTTCTATGGTTTTGACCCTTTAATCCAGTTTGTAAAAATCTAAACATCTTATCTTCTGCGTCTGCAGATAGTTTGGCACCTTTCATGGTTACTACGTATCTTGGAACTGCCTTGTTACCAAAGTAGTCAATGTTGTATTGTGAAGCCAGTTGATCACCGTGTAGAGATGATATTGCTGAAATAATGTCTGGAACACCATAGAATGTGTTTAATGGTGAGTATTGTTTAAAATGAATAATTTCGTTTGGTCTACGATCTTCAGTTACTGGGTTTGAATTTGTAGCACCAAAGTTTCTAAAGTAAACTACCTTGTTTGCAATAACCTGTACGAATCCATCTCTTAGTCTGCGACAACGCATTGTGGTTGCTGGAATATGACCAACGTATCCAATTTCACCACGAGTGGTTCTACCAATTTCCATGTATCCATTACCAATTGCTTGAACATCTGTGTATATCTTTTCCATTGTTGTGGTAAAAGAGTCATCTGCGTTTAAACTTTCTAGCCAATCACGTAACTCTACTTTTGCTCTTTCAATTCTGTTTCTTGCACGACTTACTGATTCGTCATTTGAGGAATTCTCTAATTTGAGCATTGTTCTTTTTGATATATCAAAATCATATCCCAAACCTACAATATTTTCAACCTTAGCATCAATGGCTGCATGGTTTGCAAAGGATGTGTCATAGTAGTTGGCAAGTTCATAAACATTCCATGGTGGTGTGATTACGTCAAATAGTCCATAACCATTTCTAAATACGTTACCAGGATTTATCTGATTAGAGCGAGCACCATCAATACCTTGTGGAACTGCAATTGATCTGTCAATATAAGATTGTTGGGTTGTATCTACTAGAGCCTTGGACATTCTTGCTGCACGACGTTTAAAGTTATTATCCAAACCAGAATAGTTTTTTAACTCTTCCCAGTTTTTGCTAAATGGGTCTGAACTAGCAAATGCATTAACTGCTTGTTCGTTTTCGTCTATCCTAGCACCAATAACATAGTTAAATTCTTCACTCATTATTCTTCATCGCCATATTTTGCAATTGTTGCTTTGGCTGCTGCTACTGCACCAAGATCGTTAAGGTTAGGGATTAGTCCTGCTTTCATTCTATCTACTTGTTCAGAATACTCTTCGTCTGATACTCTTCCCATACCTGGAAAAAATACAGCCTCTCCATCTGGTTCTCCATAATATGCTGCTGTCTTTTTTATTTCGGCTAAAGCGGCAATATCGTGTTTTACGGCTGGTATATTTAAAATATTACCCTCTCCATCAGTGAACCACTTACCATTGGCTCTTTTCCAAACATAAACGCCCCAATCATAGTTTTTTTCAATAAAGGTTATTTTAGAGTCGCCAATTTGGCCTTTCATACGAGGTTTTCTTTTTTTGTTTGGATTTTGATTATTCATAACCATTAGTATACCATATTATGTTGGATTGAGGATATATTGTTGCCACGAGGAACCAATATGAATAGGATTATCGTAACTTTGTGTCAACAACTGTCTCTCTCCATCATTTCCAACAATAATTTTGTTAGTTCCCATGTATGTTCTGTAAATATTTGAAGAAGTATCTCCAAAATCTGAAGAAGATGTCTTAATTAATACACCAAACCACAAATATCCTTGATTCCAAAAATCCCAGTCAAAGTCAAATGGATCTTCTGCTCCAAGGACGTATTGCTGTTTTACCTCATCCCAAATTCTAGTGATAGAAGATTGTTTTTGTTGTAAACCAGTTAACCTATAATATGATATATGGTTATAAATTAATGGACCATTTAAATTTATGGATCCAATAAAAGAATTAAACGTTAAGGCGTTAGCAAAAGATATGCTTAAAAAATACCAGTTTTTGTTATCAATTACAGGATTTGCTACCAAAACACCATTTAAATAATAAGATATGCCGTTTTGTAGTTGACCAGTTTTTGAATCTATTGCGTATATTTTTGCTCTTTGTCCAGAGTTGCCATTTGCAACCATGTAAAAAATAATAGACGAATTAACTGTATTTACTTGAAATATTTGAGTTGGAGTGTAAGTAAAATCATTATTATCATTTTTAATTGCAATCTGAATAGTAGATACAGAAAATTTAGCGTCTTTGTTTTCATTTATTGGCATACTGATACCTCTATTTTGATAAGAGTTAAAGTCTCCCTTTAATTTTATTCCAGAATACCTTGTTAGATGTAGGTATGGATTAGATTTTTTATAAATGCTAATTGGATTTTTACCAGCATAATCATCATATATTCCATTTTTAATATATGGATATAATTTGCTACCAGACTTTGTATTAATGGGTGTAGAAGAGTTTTGATTTAAAGATCTAGATGATAATTCTAGATTTTTAATTTTTATTTTTCTATTGACAGTTGACTTTACATTAAAATTTAAATGTACGGATATAGCCAAATCTTCAAAATCTACAGATGATGGTGGGTAAATAATGGTGTCGTTTTCTACTAAGAATATAGTGTTTTGCCAATCTGGATAGTTATCAAGATTTAAGATTCCGCTTTTTAATGCTGGTGCAATTTTTGTAAAGGATTCAAACTTTTTATTTATTCCTGTATTTATAAACTGAAAAGATACATGTGATTTTACTAATGAGTTTGTAGAGTCATACTCATAACTTAGATCTGATCTGTTATATTGTAAATCATCATAATTATTATACCCTGTAAAAAGAGAGTTATCTAAAACTTCGTATGTTTGCTGTATAGGAAGTGCAAATTTTTCATCTAACTGACCGTATTTCCATCCACCAGCGTCTTCTACTGCTTTAAAAATAGAAGGTGAAGGAAAATTGATGTTATATTGAATATAATCTAAACCATACTCTTTTTTACCAGACGAGTTTGTTGTGTATTTTGCAAAATATTTTAATGGAACATAATCTTCCCAATATCCAGAAATGCCCACATCTAGGTAATATTTATTATATCTTACGATTGGACTTAAAGTATAACTTGCTAAATCATACAGCATGTGGCTATGAATATTTCCATTATCTTCAAGTATTCCATTGTTTTGAAAATGCATAGCAAATAACTTATGATTGTTTTTTGTTGAGAATCCAAATCTATACATCTGTTTATTAAAACAGGAGTTGTTGTTGTCGTTATTTAAAAGTATTAACTTTAAAGCATTTTTATTTCCAAAAAAAGTAGCAATATCTTTTCCAAATTTTGATATTATTGTTTCTAGGTCAACACCAATTTCTATATATTGATCTACTAAGTATTCAGTTTGATGTAAAGTTGTCTCCACCCCAGATACATTAATTTTATAGAATATGTCTCCAGTATCTGTTGTATATATTTTAAAAAAATCTGAGTTATTTTTATTCTTAATCATAACAAGTGTTGAGTTTAAGAAAGAGTTTGTTTTAAATATTCCATGAAAAGATTTAATGTCATCGTTTAAAATATTAAGATTTTCAAATACAAAGGAACCGTTTTGGTCTACAAAAGTTACAAATGGATAGTCTTCATCTTGTATAGCATACAATTCGTCATACCAATCATTAATGTTTGCAACATTTATATTAGGCAAACTGTAATCTGGATTACTTAAATAACTGCTTGTTACATTTAAATTATCTACTTTTCCTTGTTGCCATTTTCCAATATTAGGATAGTCGTAGTTTGTTCCATAATTAGAAAATGAATAATCTATAAATGCTGACTTGCCACTATATGCAGAATCTATTGATTCAAAAGATTTAACTGCTTGTCCATACACCCATCTTTTTTTTGCAATTATTTCTGGAACAACATATGGATATATTGCAAAACAATCTAATTCAAATGGATACACATTTGTATAGCAATAAAAGCCTAGCCAATCTTGATCTTTATCAGATTCGTCTAATTTAGGTAACAATAAAATTGTTGAATTGTCTATATCAATATCAAGAACTTTTTCTCCATTTAAAAATAAAAATACTTTATTTTCAGAATAAACTATTTGAATTAACATTGGTCTTGACCATTCACCAACATATGTAGATTTAAAATTATCTCCAATAACCAGTGTTAAAAAACAATCATCAGCATATAAACCATCATTAGAGTTAATTGGTCCAAATATTTTTTTGCTCTCTAGTGTGTCAACACCAAGCCTTAACCACATCTCTACAGTATATGTATTATATCTGCCAGACTCATTTAAAAATCCAAAACCTGGAAATATAATAGATGGTTTTGTTGTTTCATCTTCATTTATGTTAGGAAATAACTTAGTAACATTTGATGCACCGTAAACAAGTGGTACCCCAAAATTTTGTGCACATATTTTATTATTATTTACTAAATAATATCCATAATTTGTATCAGATCCATATGATTTTGCCACAATGCCTTGTGATGACTCTATTGATATATCAGATGGTATAGATATTACACTTGAACCCATAGAATAATTATTAAACTCTTCAGACCATTGACCCAAGGATAATCCATTAAGTAAAAACTCGTATTCTTCGCTACTGTTTAAACTTGCTGAATATCCTATCTTAATAACTATCTGCATTGTTGTATTTTGATTGATTTTTTTAAATGTTTCTGATAACAGAAACCATTTACCGTTTACTGATATTGGTACATTTTTTAAAACTTCAACTACCTCACTAGTATTTACATCTGTATATTTAAATCCTATTGCTACAGAACTTAGATGTAAACTATTTGAATAAAAATAACAAGATAGGGCAAATGTGTCTAAGTTTGTGTCAAAATCTAAAAAGTTTATTATATTGTTGCTAGTTAGTGTGGCAACTTTGCTTACTGTAGTTGATGGTATTCCAACCATTTTATAGAGTGATTCAGAAGTAAATGGCTGAGATGGCAAACTAGTTTCTTCTGAAATAGTGCCATTAGTTATATCCCAAAGACTAATATCTTTATCTGTATTATCTAATAGCATTACATAGTCTGATTTATCGTCTAATGCCCACAATGCTACTGGATGCTCTGAAAAAATTTTTTCTGCATAAAGATTTGATGGGTTAGACATAGGTTCTCCTAGTCTATTTTATCATACAATACGTGTAAACCAACGAGGTAA